ATAGGTGGCACAAACGTAACAGCCACAGCTACAGAGCTAAACTTACTTGATGGTGTATCAGGATTAGTACAAGCCGATTTTACAAAGTTAGCAGCAGTTGACGCAACAGCCACTGAACTTAACATCATGGATGGCGATACCTCTGCGACATCAACAACGTTGGCAGACGCTGATAGAGTTGTTGTGAATGATGCAGGGACAATGAAACAAGTTGCCCTAACTGATTTTGAAACATACTTTGAGTCAGCCTTAGATACACTTTCTAATGTTACAACTGTAGGTACACTAAATAGTGGTGCTATATCATCTGGCTTTGGTGCGATAGATATAGGCTCTAGCAACCTCACAGCTACAGGCACAGTCTCTCTTGGTGCTACATCTTTCAATGATAATAATATAACCAACGTAGGTGACATTGCTGTTGACTCTATAAGTGCTGACGCAACAGATATAAATATAGCTGTATCCGACAACTCAGGTACAGCTTTTACAATCAAACAGGGTTCTGATAATTACTTTGTTGTAGATACAGGTAACAGCAGTGAGTCTATAGCAATAGGTACAGGAATATCAGGAACTGCTATAACACTAGGTCACAGCACATCTGAAGTAACCGTAGCAGACAATCTGACTGTTACAGGTGATTTAACTGTATCAGGAACAACAACCACAGTAAACTCAACCACTGTAAATCTAAATGACCACAACATTGTATTAGACAGTGGTAACAGTACATCTGCTGTTATAAACGGTGCAGGTATAACAATAGAGGGTGGTAGTGGTGATGATGCTACATTTACCTACAACACTACAGGACCACAGTTTGAGTTAAAGTTAGGCTCTAGTTTTGAAGATTTACAAACAGCTAAACTCACAGCTAGTGAACTAGACATATCAGGTGATGTGGATGTAGACGGCACACTAGAAGCTGATGCCATCACAGTAAACGGTACAGCACTTAACACTGTGATTGCAGGTGTAACAGTAGCAAACGCAACCACAGCAGCCGTAGCAACAACAGTAACCATCAGTGACAACGAAAGCACAAATGAAGACAACGCTATTATATTTACATCAGGGGGTGATGTAGATGGTGGTAACATAGGACTAGAAAGTGATGGAGACTTAACATACAATCCAAGCACAGGAAGACTTACAGCCACACAACTAGCAGGTACATTACAAACTGCAGCACAATCAAACGTAACATCACTTGGAACACTAACCACTCTTACAGTAGACAACGTAATTATAAATGGTTCAACTATTGGACACACTGGGGACACAGACTTGATGACTGTGGCTAGTGGAGTTCTAACAGTAGCAGGTGAAGTTGATGCAACA